CACTCTTATCTGCGGGATTCCAAGTAGTTGCCATTAGCTTTTATCCATTGTGTGCAAATTTTCCATGTAAGTCCTGTCGGGCGCTGGTTGCTGCTGCCTCGGCTTCGGCGAAGGTTTTGAAAGGCCCAAGTAAATATCTAACATTATTTTTTTGTATTGTAACTTTCCACCGTTTTGACGTTTTGCAAAAATAAACACCTTTTACACCGCTTTTATTATCTGTACGTTTCTTAGAGTTAAATTGATTTTGTGATTTGGTACATACTCTTAAATTATCTCGTCTATTGTTAAGAAAATTTTGGTCTTTATGATCTACCTCTTTGCCTTCTTCTGCATTAGTAAGAAAACGAGAAAGACTTAAGTAAGTTGCATTTGAATTGCCTGAACTCACATAAGAACTTGAACAACCTTTCTTTAAATGCCATTTTCTATCCTTAATAAGTTCATAATCAGAAGCATCTATAATAGCTGTCCCTGTTTTTTTACCATCTTTATCAAACAATCCAATTAAACAATCGTTGTCTTTAAATTCAAAAGTATTTGGGTCATACATAGTTCTTCTAATATGGCCATATTGTTGAATCTGTTTCAAGTGTCTGTTACAATAACCATGCCCTTTGTGGTCATCATTGCACCCATCAACAGTACATATTGATGGGTGTTTAACGGTTTCTTTGATTTTGCCATGTGTTCGTACCTGTGTAAAATGTTTTTGACAATAACCTTTTTGGAAATGTTTCCCATCACAATTCTCAACCTTACATATAGGTTCGTATTTTATTGGTTCTTTAATTTTGCCATATTTATTTATTTGATATAAATGTTTTTGACAATATCCTCTACCCATATGTTTTTTGTTGCAACCATCAACAGTACACTTTCTTTCTACTTTATACTTCCCCATGATGTTCTCCTTTCGAGTAAGATTAATATTGCTATTAACCTATCACCATAGAGGAAGTATGTCAATATAAATATTATGATGCAGGCTGTGTTATATTAAAACTGTCAAGGGTGACAGTAGCTCCCGTGACGATAGTGCTACTCGACATTACGAAATCTGTCCCAGAAGTTCCGCATGTGCCTTGACATCTTTTTGATGTAGTACTTGCACCTGTGATTTCGCCGTTATCATAGACCCTAAAATGGCCCGCAGTTCCATCAGCTAATCCCACGCCACTCCAAACATTAGCATCTTTGGCAAGAACTCCAGTAGTAATCGTACCGAAGTTATTACCATTGGTGGAAGTACCTGGAGTAACCGCGCCACTTGATTTGGTTAATTTCAGTAGTAGTACACCAGTTTCCACTGCATCAGCATTAGCTGGAGCTGCACCTGAATATACTCTGATTACGTTATTCGCAAAGATATCTTTAAATCCTTGTGAGTTTGCAGTAATTGTAACCGAGTCACCCGCTGCCTCTGTGGTAAGTGTAAGTCCGGCTATTACCATTGATGCTCCAGTAGAAGCCACGCTTGTTATCGTGCAAATGCCATTATTAGCGGCATCTGTCCACCCTGATGTGGTTATTGTCATTCCTGGTCTAAAACCAGTAGTTAACAATGCGTTTCCACTATCCGATATGGTGTTCGACGTAATTGTTGTTGATAGGGTAGTCGCTGTAATTGTAATTTTTTCGCCGAGCAGGGCTCCCCTGAGCCCGGTGCTAAAGTAAAAAGCCATGATATTTCTCCTTTGTTAATTTATTGTCGTTATAAAATGTCCGTCCTTATATAAACTCGCTCCTGAAATTCCAGAAGGAATGTCCAATTTTCGTTCGCTTATGTTCATAAATTCTCCTGTACTTGAACAAAAACATATCCCAGCAGTCGTGGTAAACATTACACCAACTCCGGGAACTCCTTCGCCAAAGCGTGAACTTGGAATCATAGCTTGAGTGTTTTCCACTGCTGGATATTCCGCCAATTTAATTTGCTTTGGCATTTCCCGTAACGCTGGGGCGATCTCGCCTTGCAAGAAATATAATGACTCACTATCAGACACCAGTAAGCCTGCGTCCAGAGCAACCATCATTTTTATTCTACTCGGAAAGCCAAAAAAGTTAGAAGCCAACCTATATGCGTGGTAGGTATTAGGTTCTGAATAATATATAAAGTTATCTTTAGCTATGAACATTCTGAGATTGCGTATTTCCAGAATATGACCTGTTGGGGCTTCGTATAGAGTTTTTATAGTAGCTTCTGGCCCTGTTGGAGTTATTAGAGGCCATGTGTAGCTGACTTTATTTACTATCCTGCCTTTCTCATATCCATTCGCATAAAATATTTGTTCCTTTTCGCCATTAACATCTCTGACGTACGACATCCTGGCTCCGGTAGTGACATTCCTCAATTTGGTCTTTGACATATCAGCTTCGATTACTGCAAGGGCGTTACCTGTTACCCCAAGCGCATAAGCACCACATCCAAAAAGACTATGCCATGCCTCCGTACGAGTTGTTGCTGTATAACCGGCTCTTCTTGATGGCCTGCCAGTATCATCTATATCTATATTTTTACACGCAGCAAGATCACTTATTCCCGTCTTAGGATTGAAACGAAGACGAGCAGGATCAGTCTTTGTGTTTAATCCGGAACTTCCTTTAAATATGGTTATAGATTTGCTCATCTAATCACAAATCGCTCCATCTGTGAAACTATCATTCCCGCCTGCCATATATATTGGTTCAGCATCAATCCCGATAAAATCAACCAGATCAATCATAGCGGTATAAAACTTACCCATGTGATAATCATGCCCCATATTACGAGAATCTTCACCTGCTTCGATCATTTCACCTAAAATATCACCACATACATAATGTTTGATTAGTCTGATTTGGAGATGATCAGGAATCCCATCGACCTCATCTGTATTATCTGCTAATTCTACCGGTTTTCGATAAAAATGTACTGTTAGGTTTTCGCTGGCTGTTGGAATCCCCTGATAATAAAGGTTGCTCCCTTTAACGCATACCCTGTAAATAGAACCAGACTCGCTTAAATCTTTTTCTTGAATAGCCTTCAAGAATAATGCAAATGAATAATAATCCCCTCCTGAAGGCGGCTGGATGGTATCACCGCTATCATCGACCACAAGGAATACGTTACGCTGATATGTAGTGGGAAGGGCTTTAAGTGCGGCACTGGTAGAAGTTGCAACTGTGCCTGTAGAATATAAACCTGGTAATGGGGGTGAAATCTGACCGTTCTGTAACCTCACTCCCCCTGCTATCATGGAAACAGCTTCATTAATCCGATCTGTGATGTCGGTAATACTACTGTCTTGAATAATGCTTTGTATCTTTGTGGTAAGACTTGCAAGGGTAGCCATAAACACCTCTCCTTAGATAGCCCCGTGCATCGTTAGACACACGGGGGTTAAAAGTGTTTATTAGGCTTCGCTGGCATCCATTTTTACGAAAGCGCTGTCATCATAGCCAATCTGAAGAAGAACATTCGCTGCACCACCAAGAAGCGTGGTATCAAAAACAATTTTAATCTTCGTATTCGCTACGGTTGAAGAGTCCGGGTCAAAAACAAGATAACGATTAGCACTGGCTGTTGGAACTCCTACAAGCTCTATGCCAGCAGCCGTGTCTCCCGCGGGTACAGTCGCAGTATTGACCGCAGTAGTATCTCTGGAAAGAATCACAGTCCCTGTCGCAACCATAGTTGCATTGGCGATGACTTTAAGTGAATCGACAACGCCGCGACACGTTACTGGGTAGTAATATGTCTCTACTCCACCAGCACTATAAATGTTAAAATCTATATTCTTCATTTTATAAATCCTCCTTGTTAGGGGAGGTTTTACCCTCCCCGTGGTTTGTTATGCCGCTGCCGTTACAACACTTAAGGGAGACAATGGCGTAAATGTTATGTACCAGGCAATTACACCCGTAGTAGCCACTGACCCCAGGCATTGAACAACACCAGGGGCAAGCAAGAACTCAACTTCTTCAACCGTAACCGGATTTGCAAGCAGAAACCCAAGTCCGGCAGATGGCGTAAATACACTCGTTGCTCCTACATTATAATAGAAGGTTCCGGCCGCATCGCTCGTGGCCGCAACTGCACCAGCATTAAGTTCAACCGTTGCTGCGGGATCTGTCGTAATATGCTGCAATCTTAAATTAGTTGCGTCCGCTCCAATTGCGGTGGTAACAAGGCCAACGATTTTACACCTTACCGGCCCGCCGGAAACAGTGAAAATCGGATCTAATCCGGCAAGGACTGCCCCGTCGGCCTTAACCACACACTGAGGAATCGCTGCAAGGGTTGCGGGTAACGTGGTACCGGTATCCACCTCAATAGCGTCTATTGAGGCTTGGGTAGCCGTCAAGAGATTAACTCCTGTCGCTCCGGTTATAATATCAAGGTCGTTCTGCGCTGTAGTAATTGTAGCCGGTATGGTCGTTGACGTATCAACCTCTATAGCATCAATACTTGCCTGTGTCGCGGTTAATAAATTAACACCAGTTGCGCCGGTAATAATATCTAAATCATTTTGAGCGGTGGTAATTGTTGCTGGGATTGTGGTACTGGTATCGACTTCGATTGCGTCAATTGAAGCCTGGGTTGCAGTAAGCAAGTTGGCCCCAGTAACCCCGGTAAGTATGTCCAGGTCTGCCTGCACAGTCGCTATGGTTCCGGGAATTGTGGTGCCCGTGTCAACCTCTATGGCATCAACTGAAGCTTGGGTAGCCGTCAAGAGATTTGCCCCGGTAGCTCCCGTGAGAATGTCGAGATCGGCCTGGGCTGTAGCAACGGCTGCCGATAGAGTCGAAATGTCGTCGCCCGCTATTGTCTGTCCCGAACCACCAGAGAAACCTCCGCCGGCTGCTCCGTCATAACCTTTGACAAACCAAGTGCCACCGGTTTTTGTATCAATTACATTTTTACTAAGATCAGTAGTCCCTGAATTGTAGAAGTATCCCTTGATGTCAATGTTGTAACATTCTGTGGTGTGAAACTCGACAATAGCAGTCGAAGCAACACCATAAAAATCAACATCAATTTTAGCGGTATCCACCCCAACCAGCCTGATTGCATTTACACAACCGGCACCGGCTATAAATCCTACGTGTTTCAACTTAAGATCAAGCCTGTCTGCTCCGGCTGTAGTTAAAAATGCGCTGGTACACTGAACTGTGGCGCTTGCTTCTTGACATTCAAAATCAACCTTACAATCTGCGGCTGAAACCACAATCGGGCTTACAACATTGTCGATTGATGGTTTAACTATAATGTTTTTTAGTTCGCATGAAGCCGCCGTAAGGGTAATTGTTGAATCGGTTGCGCTGAAGGTAAAGGTAGGCCGAAGCGCACCTGTGCCTAAACCTATAACTCGCAGGCCAATCTTATCCAGAGATATTGCTCCGGCTGTGGCTACTGTCTCTGTATGACCTGGTAAAAGGTAAATAATATCGTTCTTGCTTGCTGTGGCAAGAGCTATTGCAGCCTCAAGCGTTGCAAGCGAGGTTTCCTTTGACCTACCGGAACGACCATCATCACCAGCTCCGGTTGCATTCGGGCCAACATAAAATTCTGTTCCCGCAATGCCAATCATAAAATCTGTTATTGGTCGGGTTGCTTTGTTCCCGCCCACCGTAAGCACTCTCTCACTCATAATATTTCTCCTTTTTGCAGGGCCTCAACTAACGCCCCGCCAGATTAAAAGGTTTGTGCGGGTAATTCCGCTTGGTTAAAATTCTCTTTTTCATGCCCAATATTTTAATTCAGCCTGCTGGCGAGCCTCAATAGCTCTTTGTAAATTTATAAAATACCCAACATGATATTGCTTTTCGTCTGCTTGAATGCGAACCTGATATTTTTTGCGATCTTCTCTCCAGGAAATTCCGTTAAACCCAGTATGATTTGTTTTTTTAACTCTTTGGTTTCTTAACTGGGTTGTATATGTAGCCCAGCAACAATTTCCTGGTTCGTAATTTCCATTATTATCTATTCGCTCAATGGTTAATCCTTCTGGTCGTTCTCCCATATCTTCAATAAAATTTTCAAGCTTTAACCATCTATCGCAAACTGTAATTCCTCTGCCACCGTAATTTTTATAACCCTTATCTTTAGGATTATTACAGCGTCGAATCATGTCTAACCAAGATGGATATGCCAGCATCCACGCCATGCCATGTTTTGTTGCTTTGTCTATTGCAAGACAACCGCATGATTTGCTACGTCCACCTCGTAAGTCGCTTCCGTTAACGATGTTAATATTCCCACAATCGCAACGGCATTTCCACAGGTAATTTCTCTGTTTATTAATACCTGCTTCTTCTATGACCGTTAATCTTGTAAAACGTTGACCCATTAAATCTTTTTTTATTCCCATAATATCCGCCTTTCGATATTGCCTTGTGTTTATAGGGGCGGGCGGTAAGGCTTCCCGCTTTTCAAGGTATCCCTTTAGCCCCTATTTTTATACTTTCACACTATGCAATCATTGTCAAGCCCTTATTGTTATGCAGGCTCGGTGAGGGAAGTGTGCCGTACATGCATCCTACGGTTGCTACAAAACAAATTGCCTCTCCACCGGGTATCTGCTGTTAAAACATCAGGCTGCCCCAATATCGTCTTAGCATTCCACACGGGTTTCGTGAAGTTGTAGTCACGATGGCTTCGCAACGTCAAAAAGTTAAGATTAAGAGCGTCTAAGTAGCCTGTTGAATATCCAGCATCCGCAACGATAGGGGCTCCTTTGTGCATAATGTTATTCCATCCGGCCTCTACCATTTCGGTATTTGTGTATCTCTGTTGAGGATGTAATGACCTCTCGTAGCCATCTACAAGAAGCTGTGTCGTGCAGCAGAAGTTCGGAAGCATACCGGCAAAGCCACCCATATCTACCGTTCTGAATATCTTTTGCATAACCTCAAAAGAAATTTCTTCCGCTGTGGTGATCCCGTTAACCTTCCATGTGGCCATCTCGTCTTCGGCAATCGAGCCATATTCAGTCGATTTGGTAGCGTTAAACAGATCACCCAACCCATTGATGCTGTTTGAATCAGCAGCGGCGGAAATAACATCAGCGGCCATTTTAACTCTGGCAGCTTTCTTGATTGATTTCATGTACTGCTTGGTTAAAGAGATAATAGCAGCGTCTCCGGTGTTCTGTGTCAGATCGTCAAGGTTGAGGGTGTTAGACCCATAAATACCTGCCCATCTGAATCGGGCTGCATCCAGGATATTAACCTTAGACTGATTAATTGTGGTGGTAGCACCGTAAGCACCTGAATTTGAGTTCTGGTACTCAAGCGGGACCTTAATCATTAACCCACCGTCAATGATTTCGTGGGGCTGGACTTCCCAATTACCCGCTTTGATTGCATTGCCCATTAACTTCCAGAGCAAAGCGCTTGCTTTATTTAGAATATCCTGGGGTTCGGTCTGAAGCCAGTAATATTCAGTTGTTGCATTTAACTGATTAATTAAACTCATGATTTATTCCTCCCACGCAACTTGGCGCAGGGTTTATCCTCGAAGTCTGCTTAATGCTTCTTGCATCCCCTTATCTAAATCTGCACCTGTTGTTTTAGGTTGTTTTGTTTGTTGTTGTAAGCTCTGCCCTTTTGTAACAACCTTGCCGGTTGAAGCTGTTCCTTTGGCAAGATCAGCGAGCTTTTTAAGTTCTGCGTTTTCAGTCTCTAACTCTTTTGCTCTTTGAGCGGCTGTGTCTCTTTGTATCTCACGATACGCTACGTGTGGATCGCTCATTCCGGTTGTGTCTCTTGCAATGTAGTCCTTAATTCGCATTTGTATTTCCGGCGCGTTAAAGTCAGGGTTTTTTTCGTAAAACGATTTATGAATGGCTTTGACATCTCTGTCGTCAAGCTCTTTTTTAAACATTTCAGTAGCTGCCTGTAATGTTTGTTCATGCTGCACTTTAGCTGCAAGAGCATTCGACTTTGCCATTAATGATGCCAGGTCTTTTTGATAACTGTCGTCAACCGGATCAAGTTCGGCTATTTTATTCTGAATAGATGCCATGTCTTTATCATAGTTCGGGCCTTCCGCTTTGGAAGCCGAAGCAGTTTGGTTCTTCAGGTCGTCAATAATTTGTTGTGTAAAATCAACCTGTTTCCTTAAAGCTCCAAGCTCATTACCCTGACTGCCCAATTTGGATTCCAGATTTCTCACTCCTTCTTCAGCGGCTTCTCTGGTTTTCCATGGGCCAAGATAAGGTTGTTCTTCGTTGCCTTCATTTTCGTTTCCTGTTTCTTCGTTCATCTTTCTCTCCTTTTCAAGGCATTGCAGTTTTGAGGTTGTCCGTTTCCGGCCTCCTGTAATGTTGTCCCAGAATTAAAATTGTGAATAAAAAAAGCCCAAGTAATATGGCACGGCATTGCGTGTTATCCATCACTTGGGCTTAGAGTCTCTCTAATTATTTAGAGTCTTATTCTGTCTCCATCATTATAGATTTTCTGTTATAGTTATTTTCGGTGTTCCTATAATCCCTCCCTGGTTAATGTTAATCTCAATTATAAACTTACCGGTTGCCTTTTTATTCAACCAGTCTTTAAATCGTTTTACTATATCTATAAATAATATGTCAAGTTTATTTTCATCCAAATTGTCATCCAATAGGGGCCAAGTGGTTTTCTTTTAAATATTGTCTATATTCCGTCCGGGTCGTTAATGGCTTTTCGTGATGCTTAACAAGTACCTCGCTCGCAGATGGAAGCCATGGGACATCAGTGTCGGCATGTATAGCACCAATTGATAGAATTTTCTTGGCCTGACCGCCGCACTCGCATTTAACAGTCTTAGGAAAATCCGACATCTTAAAGACTCTTTCGTGTATTGTGCCGCATTTTTTGCATTCGTACTCGTAAATCATTTATACCTGCCCTTGTTGCGCTTTGGGCACCCCCGGGGTTGCTCTCCTTGCTTCGGTTGATTTTGTTCCTTGCCCTTGCGTTTTTGAACCACCAATCCCCTGCCCCGTTTGAATTAAGTATTCTTTAAGTTGCGCTGCTTCCTCTTCCGGTAAGCCTGATTCTATCAAAACTTGCAATGCCATGTCAAGTTCTGTTTCAGCAGTTCGTTCGATAATCTCCTGATAACCTGGGAAACTTAGCGATTCGAGCAATGCTTGCCGATCAATAGCTTTCATTTCATATAGTTTAACTGCCAGTTCCTGAATAGCCAGACTTGTTCTTGGGGTTGTGGAGCCGGATTCCACAACATAACTAAATTCACGGCCTGCAAAATTAGTCCCAATAAACGGCATCATCTCATCTGCCACACTGACAAGTTCTGTCTTTGTGCCAAAGTTCTGCCAGAGCCCTATCGCCCACCTGCTGCGTTCTTCTACAAGTTTCTCAATAGCGGTTGTTTTGGCCTGCATTAATACCTGGTTTCGTTCCTGTAATGAAACGATCGCGCTTGCCGCTATAACACCTCTTGGAGCTGCCCCCCTATCAGCGGCTTCTGTAGCGTAAAGTCTGTCGAAAAACCTGACAATTAAATCAAGTACATTAAAGAAAGTGGCCGGAAGGTTGGGAATTTGCATGAATTCGATACGGGCATTAGGAGTGGTAGGCATTAGAACTAATCTGCCGCCTTTTGTTATGTTTTCCTCGATCATCGCTCTTGTAATTCCGCAATGCTGCTGAACTATCAAAGGCGGCGCCATGACATTGATTACATAATTGACCAGTTTGGTTACAATTCGATTGATTTTTACAAGCAGGTCGCCTACCTGTTCAGCGGCGGCAAAACCCCATATCGAAACCAAGTCCTGATATGAATTGGCTATATAAGCCGGGAGCCTGCCCCAAGGATACGTTTTAGATGCTAATTCAACCTCTAATGCAGGATTAATGTTCGGGTTGGCGGAATCATCAAGAACAACATAACTGTTTTTAGCTCCGTCCTTTTTTGCTCTGGAAATGGTAATTTTACGGATTCCATCAGGATATATCTGCTCTTTTGTGGTAGTTATCTCAATTAAAGGAACACCATTATCGTCAAACAACGGTTCTCCGGTTTCCTGATTTACAGCGGGGTTTTCTTCTTTGATTATTCGTGTTGAAAAATCCCTTACCCACACCTCAATAATCAGACATCGCTCAAGTTTCCCGTCTGTTTCTTTTCCTCTATCTGAGGGAATTACAGCATCTTCGTAATTACCTGTTCTCTGCTGTTGAATTGTTGGTTTATATTCTTCCCTGACCGCCCCTAAGAGTTCATAGGCGCTATCTGATTCAATGTCTTTAACATTAAATTCTTTTTCAGTTTTATCTACAAAATCCAGATAGGCAAAACAAACATAAGGAGCTTCTTCTGCAATATTCTCCCAATTACCAGGTGCAGGGAAAAATCCAAACGGGTCTGTGAGCATTATCTCAGGTCTTGCTTGTAATTTATCCCAAAGGGGATGTTCTATTGTAACTCCATAAACTTCCATTGTGCGCGCAGTGGCTTTAGTTTTAGTTTGCTGGTTGGTTTGTTTCCACCATTTCTGCAACTTGGCTGACAGGAGCTTCTCTGCATTATCTTCAAACCCGTCCAGATCAACAACTTCTCCTTGTGGTTGGCGGGCTGTGATATTGGCTACCGTTCTCTCAATATTAGAAAAGTAAAGATTAACCGGAGTATCAAAAGCCTTTATGCCTATTCCTACTGGCTTCTTTCCTCGATATAAAGAATAGTTGGTTAGGAAGTCCTCGTTCTTATTCAGACGCTTCTTCTCCGTATCTGCTATTTCAAATAAATCATTAGCAAACTTGGCCACGTCTGCATGACCTTTTGGAGGGAGTTTCTGAAGATTCCATTTCTTATCTATATTAGGCATTTATTTATCCCTTCAACAATCCTTTTCTAATCTTTTTAGCTTTTGTATTCATAGCAATAGGGGCAGGAGTCCACGCTTTAGGCCATTCTTTCTTTTCTTTTGGGGTGTATCCTGTTTCCTTGCGTATTTGCTCTCTCATCATTATTTCCCATTTTTTTTGTTCTTCGGCTGAGAATTCGTCAGAATAGATTGGAGTCCTGCCCGATTCATACGCCTTTTTAGCTCCTTCGTGATATTTAGCTGGCACTCGTCGCTCTCCTTTTAAAGAACTCCTCAGGTTTCATGCCTAACACACGGCAAACTTTTAAAACCCGGGCATCATTTTCCTTTACCTTTACTATTCCACAAGCGATCTGCGCCAAGGTTGATTGGTGCAACCCTGATTTATGGGCAATCTCATAGGCTTTATAAGGGCTTGTTTTGATGGCCAACTTAAATTTCTTTTGGTTCAACATTTGTTTTTTCCTTCTTATGTGATCTCATGTGCCCAATTAAGGCAATCCTAACTTTAAAAATTTTCCCGCAAACACCGCACTTGAGATCATTCGCAGACTCAATAGGTATAGTTTGGTGGGCATTTCTTTTATCATCTAAGGGGGTAAGAAGAGCGACTTGGTCAAGTTCATTCTGGTTCTCAGGTGCATAATTAAGAGGAAGGACGATATCTTCTAATTCATCCCACTCTTTCATGGCTTCCTGATTCATCGCTGTACGGCTTTTAGTATCCTTGACAATGGTTAGCCTGCCGTTCTTTACTAAAGGTGCGCTACAAGATGGACAGCACATTAGATTAGCTGGAGTTGTACTAACACCACGGCACTCATTATCAAACTCGCACCATTTCCATTTCTTCCATGGGTCTATCAACCTGAGAAAATTACCTTTTGGTGTTTGGTCTGGTCTGTAGTGTTCTGTCGTTTCCCACATGATTTTGCCGCATGAAGTGCATTTTGCCTTAAGGCCCTGCATTAATTACCTCCTAACGCTTTCAGAAATTTATTCGTTCGCTCAAGTATCTTCCCTTCTTCCTTGCTCTGCCCTTCCGGATAATCAGGGCTATCAGAGTCGTCGAGGATAGAAAAGACCTCCCCCTTGGAAGACCTGCCGATAAAACTCTCGTTGGTCTTAGCCGACCTGTTGCCTTTAAACATTAACCATCCACCAAGTAATATACCTATCAGCATGACAAGAGCTGTTGAACCTGCTATTGTGAAATATAACGTGTAGTTAAACATTATCTATTTATCGGTATGTATTTACCGCCCTCCCATGTCCCTGCTGGCATATTTTTCTTGTAATACTTTGACTCTGTTGAAAATGTTGGATGCCCAGGCAATTTAAAAGTATCTGGCAAGTGCCCCCCCACCATCTCTCCTGTTTTCGGGTCTCGTTTAATAGGGGAAGGCTCCCCTTTTTCGTCAACTCTGTTTAACCCTGAACGAAAAGCGCCCAATAAATCATAGTGCTGCGCTGGATGGTAGGGGTCTCTGTCGCCATTCTTTTCCAGCCATGATTTAAACTTTGGCAATTCTTCCGTTGTGGGTAATGGTATCTCAACTCCATCTCTTATGATAGATTGCCCAGAAGGCATTATGCTGTTGTTATCCTCCATTATACACTATCTCCCTTAACGAGTGTTAAAAACAACACTGGGTTATTATGCTGCCTTTTCCTCTACCGCAAACATGTTCTCACCAACATTATTCATCCATGTGCAGACGGTCAGCAGCGAATGAACGAGACCACCGATTGCCATAACTGCTGGGTTTTCTTTTTTAAACTCTCTTAAATTATTCTTTAAAATATCGTTTCCCCCAAAAAAGAACCTTGTCTTATCGGGCAACAGACATGACCTGAGGCTACGGATATAGTTATCAAAAACCATTGTGTCGTAAAAATCTACCGGCGGTGTTATAAGTATTGCACTATTTTCGTTACCATATTTTTTTGCAAGCCGTTCGTTATATAAAGCCACCGTTGTTAAAAATCTATCAGGATCACCGTAGAACACTTTTAACAATTCCGGTTGGACACCATATCCATACTTTTCTCTCATCTCAACAGCTTTGTCAAGGAGTGTGCCAACATCTTTTGACTGGAATTCATTAAGTAGTAAAAAATTTGCATTAACAGGATTATAGTGTTCCAGCTCTTTTGTTGGTCTTATAACACCCACGATTGCCACGTACCCTGGTTGCTCGTCTTTACTCTCCTGTACTTCGGTAGGCCACCCAATACATGAATATAAAGCATGATAACATCTACCAGTCTCTGTATTCTCGAACCAGAAAGGTGACTCATATAAAGGCTGATTCGTAACCCTGGCATGGTCAATTCTGGCCTGTAGGATCTCCCAGGGATGTTCGTGTAAAATTAATTTAATAATAGATTTATTATTCATACAAATTTTCTACATCCTATTATATTTATTAACAAAGTGCAAGTTATTATTCATTCCGGCGGCTCATCTTGGAAGTTACAGTCAGATAAAAAACCCTCTGTGTTAGCGAATGTTAAGCATAAAGCATCAGCTTTGTTCGGTGACCTACCAAGAATTTCTTTCATGTCTTTTTTACGCATTACCTCAATCTTACCGCTATCGGTATTATAGGTTGGGCAGGTTAATTCTTCGATCAATTCTTCATCAGGAGGCAACATTGCGCCTGAATCAATCCTTAACCATTCCCTAACTCTCCACCATAGCTCATCTCTTAATATTCTAAACTCACCAATCTCTGTTTTTAACATTGGCTTTGAAGCAACTTTAATACCTACTGCGATACAATTAAGAGACTGCATGTGAGGAGCGACCCCCGCACCAACTCCTGTAGCATCAACATTCGCCCTATCTGTTTTGTTCCCCTCATACCAAGTAGCAGCTTTTTTTCCTGTTTCGATCATATCAACCCCGCCCCATGACTTAAATGGGGTTAGATACCCTCCAAAGCGTCCAACAGCTACATTCCAATCCTCACCAAACTCTGCACAATCCAAACCCATTACCCCGCTTGAACCGGCAGGAGAGACCTCTCCATAGGTAGAAGTATAAATATCATATCTTGACCTTGCCTGCGATATCCATTCTTGTGAGATTAGCTGGTTTGACCCTGCGGCTGGATACCGGCCAAGTACCATATAGGCAAAAGCTGAATTAATAAGTCTATATTTCCCTGCAACCAGAGGAGAGAAAATTCCTCCTCCTTGTCTTTTAGCCTGAGCTCCGACTAAGAAGTCTGGCAAAGCAAAAACAGTTTCTTCCTCTGCCTTTTCGTTTGGATTAAGAGGTCTTGTCCACATATTAATTCGTCTGACTGTTGTTTCTCTGTCAACTGCGCCTGGAATAATATTTTCACCTGTAATAACGTTTGGGTGGTTTAGAGCTGATAGATGAACGACATTAGCGGTATGGTCTCTCTGCATTCTGTAAACAGCTCCAGAGGCATGGCGGGGATTGAATATGATTAGAAGGCGCACCTTAATACCACCTGACATACAAGACTCAATACCTCTATAAACATCGTCTGGGATTGCATCGCCTTCGTCCAAGACAAACAACATATACTCTTGGTGTTTACCGCTGAATTTAGCTTCTCTTTCCTCGGCTGTGCCTGATGACGGGATTGTAACCCCAGTTAGGAAATCTTCCGGCCCTCGCCGAATATCAAGAGCGGTAACGGCATGGTTAGTAAATAGATCAGGGTGTTTTGCAGCCACAGAACCAATCTCACCCCAAAGAATGTTTCTCAAATTTTCATAAGGAGGCGCAGCCGCGGTAAAGACTTTGCAATTTTGATAGACTAAATAAAACCAAACAGCCACTCTCGCTGCTCCGTGCGACTTACCAGTTGCGTTAGCTGATACTGCCACGGTGACTTGATTATCTCTAACAGACTCCATCATTCGTTTTACATCGTCTGTTATTGTCGCACCAAGGACATCCTCACAAAAACCTACAGGATCATCTTGATACTTTAAATATTTTGATTCTTTTTGAAGATTCTCCAGCACCCCAGGCGCCAGCTTACTCGCTAATAGTGCCGCAAAAACGGCAGGGTCAGGTAATGATGTTATAGGTTGGGTTTGTGTCATTTTTGCGTTTCCTGCCCTGTAGGATACGGATTAGGGATAGGGTATGGGAAAGGGTTCGGGAATGGCCCCTCCCACACTGAAACACTGCCGGTTAAAAACATTAAAAATACTATCGCAAGAATTATGTGTTTCATTTTTTCCCTTTTTTCGGGCATGGCCTGATAATTAAATAAGACATATTCCCTGAACTTTCAACTTGAATATTGTTTCTCATAACTTCATATTTTTCTTTAATTGCCTTTATTTCTTCCATTTCATAAACCCATGTTTGTTCTTTTAATTTATCAAGTCTCTCGAATGCTCGCTTTTTTATTCCCACCCACAACAAATCTACTAATTCTTTATTATATAAAAACCATTCCCCTTTTGCTCTATATTTAAAACATAACGCATGTATTTCTCTTTCTAATTCTATCCCCCCTATTTCAGTATATAAAAGGGTTAATAGTCTTGGATTCCCTGTTTGCAAAGCATTAAGGCGCTCTTTAACTTCACCTGCTGTATATCCAATTTTAACATAAGAATCATACCCATACCCCCCACTTTCATCCCCGCTATCTACAATATAATAAACCTTACTTTCAGATTCTTCCATATCATCTCCTTTGACATGCCTCCATTTTTTAAAAAGGGAAATGGTTGGAGTTACCACTTGTCGGGCTTAAGTCCCTATCCCTTAATATAGTTTGTTACAGATTCCAAATCATTGATAATCAATTTTTTCTTACAAATATCATTTCTAACCGTTCCAATCGCACGGCCTGTAATTTCGGAAATATCTTTCACGGTATAGTAGTATTTTTTATAGCTACTGCCGTTTTTCCATCTATTTTGCTCTGTAATAGCCATATTATTATACCAGCAACCTTACAGATGTCATTAAAATAGTGTTTACTTGCCTCATACCTTATCCTTACCTTATCCCTAAACTCCAGCTATAGAGCATCTCAGCGACCCTTTTTCTGTGTTGCTTGAGCCAATAACGCCTTTTTGACTGCATCAGCGTATTCAAGTGGTAGCGCAGACAGCATAACGTTAAGTGTAGCCTCGTCTAAACCAACCTGTAAGTTCTGTTGATCGCGCCAATTATGCATATTCATCATAGTTTTCCACGCAAAGCTCGCATTATATCCACCTGTAAGCGCATGATTAATTATTAATTTTTCTTGCATCTCCTTGGCAATTCTATAGGCGTCATTAAACTCAGGATACGCGGCCACCCATTTATGTAAACAATCTTTGGAAATTCCGATACTTAGGCAAAATCTGAATATATATGGAGGTGTGTTAGGCTTACCGTCTGTGTCGTGTGTAGGAATATCAAAATAATCTATAATGGCCTGGCAGTATTCTGGTTTGTATTTTGTTGGGCGTCCGATAGGCTGGGGCCCGGATTTTTTCTTAGTTATTTTTTTAACCATGTCTTATCCTTGCCTTTTTACCGGCCAACCACATA